CTTTAACTGTAACGACAGGCGGAACAGAAAATTTGATTTTAAGTACCAATAATGGTACTAACTCAGGAACAGTAACAATTACAGATGCTGCTGATGGTGCGATTACTTTAGCACCAAATGGTACAGGTATAGTAGATATTCAAGGTTCAATGAATTCATCTGTATCTTCAACAGGAAAAGCATTAGTAATGGGATTTTAATAGGAGAAAAATATGGCAAGTGAAGTATTAAAGGAAAAGACAGTCAGAGCGATGACGAACTCTGAAAATACTTTATTAACAGCAGCATCGGGACACACTTATACGATACTTAATATATCGTTCTGTGAAACGGGAGCGGCAGATGAAACGTTTGATCTTTACCTCGATCCAGCAGGTGGCAGTGCAGATACCTATATTTATAAAGCACAAGATATAGGAGCTAATGAAACTTTTGAGCATACGACAAGAATAGTTATGGAAGCAACCGATGTACTTTATGGTAGAACAGCTGATTCTGCGGATGTTGATGTTGTTATTAGTTATTTAGATCAAACACTATAGTAGGAGATAAAAAATTATGAGTGGAAAAGTAGGCGATAATGTTTTTAGAGCATCTGGATTAGTAAAAGCTGCAGCCGCAGGAAGAACAGGAACGGTTGATTGGTGTACGACTGCTAAAACATCTCCATTAACTGCGGAAAGTGGTAAAGGTTATTTTGTTAATACGACGTGTGGAGCAATTACAGTTACTTTACCTGCAAGTCCTACGGCAGGAGATATTGTTTCATTAAAAGATTATGCTGAAACGTGGGATAGCAATGCAGTAACGTTAGCTAGAAACAGTTCTAAAATTGGTGGTATGTGTTTTGATGCAACTTTAAGTACAGAAGGTCAATCCATTACAATGGTTTATGTCGATGGAACTCAAGGATGGGAAAATATTCAAACAGACACAAGTGTTAAGGGAAATGAGTATCTAACAGCCACAGGTGGAACAATAGTTACTTGTGGAGATTATAAAACTCATATTTTTACAGGAGATGGTTGTTTTGCAGTTTCAAAAGTGGGAGTAACAGCTCCTAATAATGTAGTAGACTATTTGGTAGTCGCTGGAGGTGGCAGCGGTGGAAGTGGAGGCGCCCCTTCATATATGTCAGGTGGCGGCGGTGGAGGTGGCTTTAGAGTCTTCTCAACAGCTCCTGGATCTAATTCTCCTTTAAATAATTCTGGCGCAAGCCCAAATACAGAAGTAACAGTTACAGCAACTACTTATCCTATTACGATTGGTGGTGGAGGTGCTGCGGCATCTGCTGATAATACCAAAGGATGTGCGGGTACAGTTTCAACTTTTTCAACAGTAACATCAGCAGGTGGGGGTTTTGGTGCGGCTGGTGGCGGTACACCTGAAGCAGGTGGACCTGGAGGATCTGGTGGTGGAAGTTCACAAGGACAAGCAGGTGGAACAGGAAACGATCCCCCTGTTAGTCCAGCACAAGGACAAGATGGTGGAGTAGGAGATGCTGGAAACAATAATTCAGGTGGAGGAGGCGGTGGTGCTGGTGCTACTGGTGGTCCAAGCCCAGGTCCAAATGTAGGTGGTCCAGGCGCAGATGGTTCTTATATAGCTGAATCATTTATAGGTCCAACTTCAGGAAGTTATGGAACACCTGGTCCAGTAAGTGTCACACGATATTTTGCAGGGGGTGGTGGTGCGCCATCTAATGGCCCCAGCGCCCCAGCAGCTCCAACTGGAGGTGCAGGAGGAGGTGGAGATGGAGGTCCAGGTGGTAATCCAGGAGGAGTTGATGCAGGTGCAGGAACAACTAATACAGGTGGCGGTGGAGGAGGTGGTGCATTTGATCCGCCAGGTGGAGTGCCAGGTGCAGGAGGATCAGGCTTTGTAGCAATAAGATATAAATATCAATAAAAAAACATTATGGCACATTTCGCAAAATTAGGTATTAATAGTAAAGTTATCGCAGTTCACGTTGTAAACGACAGTGACTGTTTGAATGCTGATGGTGTTGAAGATGAAATAGTAGGTATTCAGTTTTTGGAAAGACTCCACAACTGGCCTCTTTGGAAAAAAACATCTTATAATACAAGAAACAATACCCACTCCTCAGGAGATAACTCTAAAGCATTAAGAGGTAATTATGCTGGAATAGATACGACTTATGATGAAGATAATGATATTTTTATTAATAAAAAACCTCACAGTTCTTGGGTTCTTAATACTTCAGAAGCAAGATGGCAGTCTCCGATAGGAGATGAACCCGCATTAACAGCTGAACAACAGGCTCAAAATGAGGCAGCAACTCATCAATGGATTTATACGTGGAACGAATCTAGCGGTGCTTGGGATCTTGTAGACGAAAAAGCATAATTGATCTAGATCAAATCTTTTACTCATATTGACATTTCTATTAAATCAAATTACCTATCTTATAGGTATGCAAAAGAAAGTATTATCCGAAATAGATCTATATGGTGGCACTATTGATGCACCTAAAGGCTTTGAAATTAAAAGAGATATTCTTAAGAATAAGATTCTAGATTCTTTTATTAACGAAAAAAGAATTAGCGAAAATATTAAAGATTATTCTTATTCTGATTATGTAGTAGAATATTCTCAAGCTCATCAATGGTTACAAGATTATATTAGAGATCATTTTAATGTAGACTATCAGAAAACATTAGTTCCTAAATTAAATTGGGGAAATGTTTATGAATATAATCAAAAGTCTTTTTCAAGAAATACAGTTGATCCTGTGGATTTAAGAAATGCTGCCGACTATACCTTTATCTATGGAGTAAATGTGGGAAAAGATTCTACTGGTGTTATTATTGAATATGATGATAACAGAAGAAAAGGCAGAACGTGGCATATCCCTTTAAACAATAATACCTTTGTTATGTTTCCTAGCACTCAAAAATATTTTATTTCTCCTAATAAATCTAAACAAATGAATATCATTTTAACCACGACTTATGCGTATATTTAAATGAACTTAACAAACTATTATTATTATTGGTCTAATGCCATTCCCCATAGAATTTGCGATATGATTATTCAATACGGTAAGGCGATAAAGAATGATGTAGCCATTACAGGTGGACTGGGGCGAGATAGAGACTTAAAAGCCCAACCTTTAACTAAAAAAGAATTAAAAGATTTAAAAAAGAAAAGAAATTCTAATATTTGTTGGTTTAATGACAAATGGATATATAAAGAAATCCAACCTTATGTTAGGATGGCTAATGAAAAGGCAGGATGGAATTTTCAATGGGACTGGACAGAAAGTTGTCAGTTCACCATTTATAAAAAAGGTCAATACTATGATTGGCATTGTGATAGTTGGGATAAACCTTATCAAGAAGAAGGTCCGACCAAAGGAAAGATTAGAAAATTGTCTAACGTTGTTCAATTAACCGACCCTAAAGAATATGAGGGTGGAGAATTAGAATTTGATTTTAGACAAAATGACCCTGATAAAAAAAGAAAACCACAAATTGCAAAGGAAATTGCCCCTAAAGGGTCTATTATTGTATTTCCAAGTTTTGTGTGGCATCGAGTTAAACCCGTAACGAAAGGATCAAGGTATAGCTTAGTGAATTGGAATCTAGGCTATCCTTTTAAATAATATGGAAGGAACAAATAATAGCGCTAATATAAAATTTAATAGTTCACAGTATTTTGGAACTCCCGTTTGGAATGCAGAAGCACCTCACTTTTTAAAAATGATGTTAAAATTAACTGATGGATATTTAAAAAAAACTCAAAAAACAGTTATGAACAAAGCAAATAAAGAAAGAAATAAAAAATTTAAACATACAGTAGATGATTTTGGTTTAGCAAATCACAGTGAATCTTTTAATGCGGATCCTAAAGCTAAAGACTTTGTAGATTTTATTGGAGCAAGAAGTTATGAATTTTTAGATTGGTGTGGTTTTGATATAAAGAATTACAGCTTACATTTTACAGAATGCTGGGCACAAGAATTTAGCAAAAAAGGGGGTGGTCATCACAATACGCACCTTCATTGGAATCAGCACGTATCAGGATTTTATTTTTTAAAATGTTCTGAACGAACAGCCGTTCCAGTTTTACACGATCCAAGACCTGGAGCAGTTATGACAAGACTTCCTCAAAAAGATCCCAATAAAATTACCTTTGGTAACGAAAGTGTACATTACACAGTTAGACCTGGAACAATGGTTATTATTCCAGGATATACCCCCCATCAATATCCAGTCGATTATGGATTAGATCCTTTTAGATTTATACATTGGAACTTACAAGCAGTTC